CAGAATAACGGGTGGGGTCATTGTTTCTCCTGCGGTAAGAACTTTCCACCGTCAGACGAATTCTCCCAAACTAAACCCAAGGCACAACCAATAACTGATTTCACACCAATCGTAGAATACGCGGCTCCTCTAGTAGAGAGGGGTTTTACCAAGGAGACTGTCCATCGATATAGAGTGCAGGTCGGAGGAGTTTATACCTCCCCGTCCGGTAAATCTATAGAGGCTGTGAGTAAGTATCCCCTCTTTAGTATAGAAGGGGAACATGTCGGTAACAAGGTTCGCTTTGCCGATAAGCACTTCGCTATCGAGGGTAATCTATCATCAGCCGGACTCTTTGGACGACACGCCTTCCCACCCGGTAGTGCGAAGACTATCACCCTTGTAGAGGGCCAGGACGACGCTCTAGCGGCATTCCAGATGAACGGGGGCAAGTATCCTGTAGTCTCGGTCCATAGCGCTAGCACGGCCCTGAACGACGTCAAGAAGGATTTTGAGTATCTCAATTCCTTCGACACCATTGTGATCAACTTCGACAACGACGAGGCAGGTAGAAAGGCTGCAAAGTCCGTAGCTAGTGCGGGCTTCCCCCTCGGTAAGGTCAAGGTCCTCACAACTAGAAAGCACAAGGACGCCAACGACTATCTCCTAAACAAGGACACAGAGGCGTATATCAGGGAGTGGTGGCAAGCCCCTGTGTATCGTCCTGACGGACTCAAACTCGGCTCCGACATGTGGGACGAGATCATTAACCGTAAGGAGTCCTTTACGGTGCAGTACCCTTTCGCGGGTCTGAACCTTAAGACTTTCGGTATACGGTTATCCGAACTAGTAGTAGTCACCGCAGATACCGGTGTCGGTAAGACCTCTGTTCTTAAGCATATCGAGCATCATCTTCTGACGGACGAAACTGTCAAGGAGAAGAACTACGGCGTAGGTTTCTTACATCTCGAGGAACCAAACGGAGATACAGCCCTTGGCCTTTTGTCTGTCCATAACTCTAGGCCGTATCACCTACCAACTGTCGAGAGAGACCCTGACGAGCTTAGAAAAGCTTATGACGATCTCCTCAACAATGAAAGGGTTGTAATCTGGGATCATTTCGGTAGCAACAGTGTAGATGCCGTCCTCGACAAGGTCCGCCATATGGTCGCTTTAGGGTGTAAGTATATCGTACTCGACCACCTTTCTATCGTAGTTTCTGATCAGTCTGGTGACGAAAGGAAGCAGCTCGATGAGATTACGACTAAACTCAAGACCCTTACTATGGAATTAGATATCGCGGTAATTGCCGTTATCCACACCAACAGACAAGGGCAGATCCGTGGCACGGCGGGTGTAGAGCAGCTTGCTAATATCGTTATGCGATTGGAGCGAGATAAAACCGAACTCAACGAATGGAGACGTAACGTAACGAAGATCACTATCGAAAAAAATCGCTTCTGCGGGTACACCGGTCCTGCGTCGTACCTCTGGTATAACCCTGACACCGGTAGGCTCTCTGAGCTTTCTCCTGAGGAAGTGACTGTATTTGAATCCGGTGGACACCTGAATGACGACCAAGTTCCTTTTTAATGTACCTGCCAGATGATTACACGAAATATTGCGTCATCGATATCGAGGGTGATCCAATCCCTAGTAGTAAGGTTTACTGCATGGGCGCTTACGATATCGGAACCAAAGAAGAGGCCCTCCTATTTGGAGACGCAATCCCTAAGTACATCGAGGAACGGAGACAAAGAGGCTATAAGTTCGTAGGCCATAACATAATTGGATACGACGCCCCTACTCTAAATCGGTTGACGGGAACCAAACTTAAAATCACAGACCTCGTAGATACGATGGTTCTCAGTATGATCTATTCACCTTCTTTCGACGGAGGCCACGGTCTAGCCAACTGGGGTGATAAGTTCCGAATGCCTAAAGGTGACCACGACGACTTCTCGAAGTATACCGACGAGATGGGTGAGTACTGTCTACAGGACGTTCGAATTTGTCGTGAGATCTTTTTACGATTGACTCGTAGAATGAAGACCATAGGCTTTACGGATAAGGGTATAGAAATTGAACATCGAGCATGGAGTATAATCAGACGACAGCAAGAGAATGGTTTCGCATTTAATGCAGAAGAAGCCCACGTACTTTACGGAAAGTTGCGGGCCATCGAAGCAGACCTCCAACAAGAGATCTACAAGTATTGGCCGCCGCAACTTCAAGTGGTTGCTGAATACAAACGACCTCGTAAGAAGGACGGAACATTCACTGAGAATTACAAAAGACATTCTGAGCAATATGTCTTGGTACGAATTCTCAACGAACGGGACGCATATGAAGTCCTTGACTATGTCTATTTCAACATTGGAAGCCCTAGTCAAAGAATTGAAAAACTCCTGTCGTTAGGTTGGAAACCTAGGGAATTCACCAAACCAAGTAAGACCCATCCCAAGGGTCAACCCAAGGCCACTGAAAAGGGCCATCTCGTCCCAAGCCTCGTGGAGTTCGTAGAAGAATCGGGTAAAGAAGAAGTACGTTTAATCGCCCAATGGATTGAATACAATGCTAGGGCGAACATGATCAATACATGGTTAGAAGCTTATAATGAAAATACTGGCTGCATTCATGGCAGTCTTTGGATGGCTAATACTCTTCGGTATCGTCATTCGAACCCTAACTCCGCTAACATTCCCGCTGTACGCAAAAACAAGGACGGCGTTCTCAAAGGTAGAGCCGGAGTATTCACATATGAAGCAAGAGCACTCTGGACTGTTCGTGACACTGCTAACCGTAGGTTGGTTGGTGTTGACGCCAAAGGTATTCAGTTACGTGTTCTCGCTCATTATCTAGATAATCCGGAGTTTACAGATGTCGTTATCAACGGAGACCCACACTCTTATAACCAAGAAATTGGAGAATTTGAGTCAAGAGATCTCGCAAAGACTTTTATCTACGCTTTCTTCTTGGGAGCCGGAGATGCTAAAGTCGGACAAATCATTAGAGGAACGACGAAAGACGGTCGAGACCTTAAGAAAAGATTTGTTGAACGTACTCCAGGTCTTAAGCGTTTACTCAATGACCTTAAGGGACAGGTGGAACGAACTGGAAGAATTATCCTTTGTGACGGGACACCCGTTATCGTCGATAAACCACATACAGTCCTTGCTTACCTTCTACAAGGAGACGAATCACGAATAATGAAAAAGGCTGCCATCGAAACGGATCGTATCGTAAGGACACGCCGCCTAGACGTTCTCAAGGTTGGAGATATCCATGACGAGTGGCAATCTGATACCTTTAAAGATCACGCAGAAGAATTCGCTTTCGATGTTTGTCCATTAGCTTTTGCTAGTAGTGGTAAGTTCTTTGATTATAACGTACCCATCGAATGTGACGCAAGGATTGGAATGACATGGGCAGAGACCCACTGAGATACGTAATAGAATATACTAACGGAACCAGTAGAGTAAAAGCTTTTGCAAATAAATGGGATCTAGCGGCTTTTATCCACGCCGAAGGAGACCACGTCTCGTCTTGCAAAAGATTTTATCCAGACGAACAACTAGAAGAAGATTATGTCAGGTAGTACGTGGGTTTATAGTGATCCACACTTTTATCATTCGAATATTTGTAAGTTCACGAATTACGACGGCTCTCCATTGAGACCCTGGGATGACGTCAACGAAATGACAGAAGAGATGATTGCGTCGTACAACGACGTAGTTGCGGATGGGGACAGGGTGTATCTTCTCGGAGACATCGCTTTTACACCCACACTGTTCAAGAAGGCTGTCTCTCGTATGAAGGGACGAAAATGTCTTCTCCTCGGGAACCATGATCCGAAGCATCTCAAGAAATACATCGACGTCCTTGATGACGTCCGAGGATACATCCAGAGACAAGGCTTCATTATGTCACACATCCCCCTCCATACAGGGAGCCTGGGTAGGTGGAAGTTGAACATCCACGGTCACCTACACGCCAACGAGGTAATGTACGGAGATGGTGCTGATCCCCGATATTATAACGCCTCCGTCGAGAGGACGGGCTTCAAACCCAAACTCCTTGATGAAATCCTACACGAAAGAAACTTGAAATGATTATTGATCCACCCTCTGGTTGGAAGTACGGCTTCCCACGTCGATACGTAAGAGCCGACGGAGACATCGGAGAATTCCTTGTGAAGAACGGTTATCCCCGTAAGGATGTCGACTTCGCACTCCGACATTTGCGTATGATCTCAGAGGGAGAAGACTGGTCTGGGGAGGAATTGGAAATCATCGAACATAGCGCTTGACAACCGCGCACAATCGTGGTATAATACAGTATAAGGTAAAGGGATTGTCCCTTATTTTGGAGAAAAATTTTTAATGGCAAATAATACTCAGAAGATGGTTATCCGTGGCAAGGCGTCCTACGCTAAGATCCTTGGTGACCCCGTACTTAATTACAGCAAGGACGGCAAGGAATGGAAGATGGATCTCGTCATTGATGACGCTACTGAGAAGGAATTCAAGGCTGCTGGTATCGGCGATCGGGTGAAGCGAAAGGAGAAGTATCTCAATAACGCACCACACGTAACCTTTAAGCAAGCTGAATTCCGGCGCTCTGGGGAACCCAACCGGCCTATCAAGGTAACTGATATCCTTGGGGATGATTGGGATCAGAAGAAGCTTATAGGCAATGGCAGCGACGTCGACGTCACTTTCGTTGTGCAGGACCATGGTCCGGGTAAGAAGAAGGGTATGTATATCCGGAGTGTGAGAATTCTGAAGCTAGTTGAATACAACTCGGAAGGTGACGCTCCTCCTATCGACGAAACTGACCCGTTCTTCGCTGAAGCTGCTGCTGCTGCAGAACGTAAGGCTAAGGAAGCGGAACAGTTCCGAAAGGACTTTGGTCTTGATGATGAGGTCGACGACCTCTAATGGAAGAAACATTCGAAACGATTACTGATTGGGCTGATGAGACATTCGGCCCCGTCACCCTCGACCGTTCGTTAGAACGAGCTAAAGAGGAAATCGACGAATTCCTTGAAGAGATCTCCCGACAGACCGTTAGCGTAGATGACGTTCTAGACGAAGCGGCTGATGTTATCATCACTTTAGCACGACTACCGGGTATCGGATATAGAGTCGACGCAAAAATGAAGAAGAACAGAAGTCGTAAGTGGAGACGTGTCGGAGACGGCACAGGCTACCACATCAAGTGAGTCTCAACCACGGGCACACCCGGCGTGGAAGAGTAACAGGACGGCCTCTGAAGCTGCGCCTACCGGGTGGTTTTTTGGAGACACTATGGCGAAGGCCAGACTTAAATTTACTCGTACGGGGACATTCGTAGAAACTGGAGAATGTGTAGTAGACGTAGACCACCCGAGTATGGGGGAAATCCACAGAGCGGCATACGCAAAAGACTTTCGGGAGTTCCTCACGAAATCCCGTCTGTACGAAGACGAAGCGTGGAGCTTCGAACTAATCGAGATAGAGAATGACAAGAGAAGCGCCTAAAATTGATACTGTAGTTGAAGACGTCTATGCGTTATTCAACCCTAATCACGGGCATATCCCAAATGAAGACAACCTAACTACTTTTGCGGACAATCTCAAAGAAATCCTAAGGCAGCGACTAGCCAAGAGAGAGGCTTTGAATAATCCGTTGAGATTTTCATCCCTTGGGAAGAAGGACCGCCAGTTATGGTATATGGCGAATGACTACCCCCAAGAAGACATCTCAGCAAAGACATACTTCAAGTTCTTGTATGGGGACGTAATTGAGCAGCTTCTTATCTTTCTAGTCAAGGAAGCTGGTCACGTAGTCACTGACGAACAGAAAGAAGTAGAGGTCGATGGAGTTAAAGGTCATATCGACTGCAAGATCGACGGAGTCCTAGTAGACGTTAAGTCGGCCTCTCCCTATGGTTTTGGTAAGTTTGTAAAGAATGAGGTCCATGTCGATGACACCTTTGGTTATACCCAGCAGCTTTCTGGTTACAGCCAAGTGGAAACCCCTGAGGAAGGTCCGGCATGGCTGGCAATGGAAAAGGTCAACGGAAGCCTCGCCCTCACGAAACTCAGCCAGTCTATCGTCAAAGACTACCCCGTAGATAAAAGGATTACACATCTTAAAGAAGTTATCTCTCAGAAAGAACCGCCGCCGAGATGTTACGACGACGTTGAGGACGGAAAGGCTGGAAACCGTCGTCTGGCCACTGGGTGCTCATACTGTGGTTTCAAACATTCGTGTTGGCCGGGACTTCGGACGTTCGTCTACAGTAACGGTCCCAGGTACCTCACGAAAGTAGTGAACGAACCAAACGTCCCAGAAGTCTTTGATGACGACGGAGGATAAACGTCGAAATAGTTATCTCCTTAGAACTTATGGAATAACTCTAGAACAGTACAAGGATCTTCTCTTAAAGCAACAGGAATGTTGCGGGGTATGTCGTCGGCATTACTCGGTTTTTAAAACGAGACTAGCAGTTGATCATAATCACCATACCGGTGAAATCAGAGGCCTTCTCTGCAATCACTGCAATCATAGGCTTATAGGTAGGCATAGAGATTCCGAACTTCTCTACCGCATGGCTGAGTATGTCGGACAAGGTACAGGGTGGTACGTACCAGAAAAAAAGAAACGAAAGAAAAAATGAATAGAATTTTATTGCTAGATATTGAATGGAAGCCAACTAAGGCTTATGTCTGGCAACCTTGGCAGGAAAATATCACGCCAGAAAAGATCATTGAGCATGGCGGCCTCTTGTGTGTAGGTGTCAAGTGGTTTGGTGAAAAGAATACTGAAGTCTTTACCGAGTGGGAGCACGGCCATGTCGAAATGGTTCGTGCCATCCATACTCTCTTGCACGAAGCTGAGGCAGTTGTCACGTATAACGGCGATAAGTACGATCTCCGTAAGTTAGAAGGAGAGTTTCTTTTAGCTGGTCTTGCACCTCCCCCTCCTCCGACGTCTATTGACTGTCTTAAGGCCGTAAAGAAGTTTGGCTTCTTTATGAATCGGCTCGGCTTTGTAGCCCCTTTCTTGGGTCTTGGAGGTAAGCTAGAACACGAAGGTATGGCACTTTGGACTAAGGTGGACAAAGGCGATCCCAAAGCTCAAAAGAAAATGGCTAGGTACTGTGCACAAGATGTCATTCTTCTAGAGAAACTCTACCGTAAGATTAGACCCTATATCAGGAACCATCCTCACACTGGAAAAACAAAAGGTCTTACGTGCGGGGCCTGCGGAAGTCCGAAGCTTCAGAGTCGAGGAGTTCGACGTACGAAGATGTTTAAGATACACCGGATACAGTGCCAAGGTTGCGGGTCATGGCAAGACGGTAAGAGAGAAAAGGTTTAATGGATAAGTACGACCGCATCTACCTGATGCGTAAGATCCGAGAGGCTATGGAGCTTCTTGAAGAAATTGAAACTATGGTTGAGGATATTGAAACCACCGATGAAGACGAGTAACCTGTACTTTTGGCTTGGAGCAGATGCAGAATTGGAAAGTGTAACCTTTGAAGAATTCGAACGACGTATCGATGATGACCGACAAGAACGATTCGCTTTCTTGACTGTTCGAGAACACGTAACTGAAGGTACTTCCAACGAAGGTTATAATGACTGAAACAGATCCAAACGGTAAATCTGCCCACGAACCGGGTAGTAAGCTCGACAGTGGTAAGCCTTGTGTTTTTAGGGGGGTAGTCAGGTACTTCCCTAAGGCTGTTCTTGCTGTGGCAGAAGTATCTACATTTGGTGCAGAAAAGTACACCTGGGGAGGTTGGGAGACTGTCCCTAACGGTATCGACCGTTACTCCGATGCGATGATGAGACACATCTTTAAGGAAGGTTCCGGAGAGATCTGTGATCCTGATTCGAGTCTTATGCACGCCGCCCATACCGCGTGGGGAGCTCTTGCACGTCTCGAATTGATGCTCCGAGAAGACACTGCCCAGAGGGCCTGGGTTGAATCTCCAGAAGCACAAGAAATTGCCAAGCAGATCAATAGCAATTGGTATTTAAGGCCCAATGACAGGACTGAATAAGTACACCGAAAAAGAACGCAGGGAAATGCGGAGGCGCGCTAAGAAAGAGCGTGACCTCCGGTACCCGAAGCGTAACAGAACCAGTCAACAGATAGAAGAATATGACGAACCAACCTAATCCCTTTCCGAAACTCTTTCAAGAGTTTATCCATAAGAGTAGATACGCCCGATGGCGTGACGAGGACAACCGACGGGAAGACTGGGGTGAGACTGTCACTCGTCTGATGGACTACTACTCTCATCATATTGAGGGATTAGACGGTGGTGATTACTACGAGCTTCACGACGCGATCTATAATCTCGAGGTAATGCCCTCTATGAGGGCTATGATGACTGCCGGTCCGGCCCTTGATCGGTGTCATGTCGCAGCATATAACTGCGCCTACCTCCCTGTCGACAGTCTTCGTTCTTTTGACGAAGCGATGTATATCTTAATGTGTGGAACCGGTGTCGGTTTCTCTGTGGAAAGTAAATATGTTGAACAACTCCCCCGTATCGCTGAAGAGTTTACCGAGAGTGCTAGCGTCATTCGGGTTGGCGATAGTAAAGAAGGATGGTCAAAAGCCCTCCGAGAACTCGTCGCCTTACTCACTGCTGGTCAGCTTCCCAAATGGGACGTCTCGGGCGTACGACCTGCGGGAGCAAGACTTCGGACCTTTGGTGGACGCGCTTCAGGACCCGAACCTCTGGTTGACCTTTTTGAATTCGCTAGTAGGCTCTTTCGAGGCGCAGCGGGCCGCCGACTAACCTCTCTTGAAGCCCACGATCTTATGTGCAAGATCGGAGATGTAGTCGTAGTAGGGGGTGTTCGCCGATCTGCCATGATCTCTCTGTTCGATTGCACTGACGAGCGTATGGGAACTAGTAAGACTGGTGCTTGGTGGGAAAAGAGCGGTATCCGTCGTCTTGCCAATAACTCCGCTGTCTATCCAAATCGCCGACCCGATGTCGGCTTCTTTATGAAGAAGTGGAAAGAGATTTATGACAGCCACTCGGGTGAACCCGGTCTCTTCAGTAGATACGCTTGCCAGAGAATTGCTGCAAGAAATGGACGGCGTGAGTCAGAGGTTGATTTTGGGACCAACCCATGCAGTGAAATTATCCTGCGCCCATTCGAGTTTTGCAACCTTACCGAAGTTGTTGTCCGATCTGGGGATTCTTTGGATGAGCTCAAAAGAAAGGTACGAGTTGCGACAATACTTGGAACGATCCAGAGCACTTTCACAGACTTTAAGTACCTGAGGAAGATCTGGCAAAAGAACTGTGAAGAAGAGAGACTTCTCGGAGTCAGTCTCACAGGCATCTTCGATAACCCTGAAATTCTAAATGAGAGAACTCTTGAAGACTTACGTCTACACTCTATCGAAGTCAACGCTGAGTGGGCCAAGCGACTCGGTATTAACCCTGCTGCTGCGATTACTTGTGTTAAACCCTCTGGTACTGTTTCTCAGTTGGTTGATTCTTCTTCTGGGCTTCATCCTCGTCATAGTCCTTTTTATCTTCGCACAGTTAGAGCTGACAATAAAGATCCTCTTACTATCTTCCTTAAGGATTCGGGAGTCTACAACGAGCCTGATGTTATGGCTCCGGACTCGACTACGGTCTTTTACTTCCCGATTAAATCGCCGGAAGGATCAGTAAACAGGGAAGCCGTCTCGGCTATTGATCAGTTAGAGACATGGAAGATTTTACAAGAGCATTGGTGTGAACACAAGCCCTCGGCGACCGTCTACATTAAGGAAGACGAGTGGGTCGATGTAGGCTCCTGGGTCTATAAGAATTTCGACCTCCTGTCGGGCGTGGCCTTCCTACCTTATGACGGTGGTACGTATAAGCAGGCGCCTTATCAGGAGCTTTCCGAGGAAGAGTACGAAAAGTGGGTTGCAGAGAACCCGACACCTACTATCGATTGGAGCGACCTCCGCTTCTACGAAACTGAAGACACTACAACTGGATCGCAGGAACTCGCCTGTGCCGGGGGTGTCTGTGACGTCATCGCTATTGGAGATGTGAAAGATGGCTAATAATTCATTCGACGACGAGATCTATATCTCGGTTACTCTCGATGATTATCTTGAACTACGAGAGTTGAAGGACTTCCTTATTACTCTTGTAGATTACGGGCTTAAGGATTGGGAACATTTCGATGAAGCTGTTGAAGACTTTCTCGAAGACGACGACTCGCGTGACGATCCTCGGGACTTTCTGTGATTGAGTTCTTAAAGACTTACGCACTTCAATTCTTGGGAGGGGCACTCGCTGTGTCCCTCCTAGGGAATGTCTTCTTAGGTATCACTGCCAACCATTATGCAGATAAGGCTGCTAATTGTAAGGCATCTATCATCGCAACAAACAAAATCGCCACTACGGAAAAGAAGATCGTAGAAGCGAGACAAGACAAGGTCAAGAATGAAGCTCAAGTCACTGTCACTGATCGTATCAGTAGTACTACTCAGCGGGTGCGGGACGACGCGCGTAGGAAGCCCTATCTGCCCAGCCCTATCTCCACCTCCCCCCGTGTTGATGCAGAAGGTACAGCATCCGAGTTACTTCCCACCGGAATTACGGACACCGAAGTCCAAGACCGAGTGATCTGTACGACTAACACTATTCTCGCGGAAGAATGGCAAGACTTCTACAAGAAGCAGTTAGAAATCAGAGAGGACCAGAATGCTGACCGCTAAGTGTGTCGCTTACCTCGGTATGGAAGAGGGCCTCTGTTTAGAGGCTTACAGGGATACCGGTAATGTATGGACGTGGGCTTTAGGAGTCACTGACGCGTCAGGCCATAAGGTCAGTAGGTATATTAATAATCCTCAATCCTTAGATAAAGCCCTTGAAGTCTCTGTCTGGCTTATCAAAGAGAAGTACCTTCCTGCAGTAGAGAGGGCTTTCAAGGCTAAGCTCACCGAACCCCAGACTGCCGCTGCCCTGTCCTTTCATTGGAATACAGGAGCCATTGCTAGAGCCCAGTGGGTTAAGGATTATAACGCAGGTAACAACCAAAAAGCATATGACGGTTTTCTCCAGTGGACCTCCAGAGGCCTTCTAGAAGGTCGTCGTAAGAGAGAACGAGAACTGTTCTTTAACGGTAAGTGGCCTAACGATCTCCGAGCAAATGTCTATCCAGTAAATCCTGAGACTCATCGACCCATTATTTCCAAACCTACTAAGATGGATCTTCTAGATACGTTGAAGAAGATCCTGTAGGTGATACAAGAAAACCCCCGAGTAGCTCTAGGGCCGCTCGGGGGTTTTTTTATTCTAGGCCCTTGGCTTTGCCCCATTCTCGGACAAAGATCATAGGTGACCACGCGGCAATTACTGCTGCAAAAGCCGTGAGATCTACGCTCTCCTTATTGATAAGAGGTATGACAATCGCGTTTACAATTGTACCAGTAATTAACGTCACGTAGGTCATCGGTCTCCACCACTTCCGTACGAAGCAGAGGACGTACTTCTCGATTTCGAGATACTTTTCTTTTAGATTAGCCATTTTTGAAGTAGTCCATCAAAGCGTAGAAAAAACCCACAACACCCGTACCCATCAGGAGAGAGGCTAACCAGAAAGCCCCTACACCCTCATTTCGTAGAGTCAATAACGAATCGAGCTTTGAGTTAATGTCCGTGCAGACAATTTCAAATTTGTCCTGATTCGCCATAACCTGCTTCATTTCTACTTCTAACTTAGCTAATCTTTCGGCGTTAGTCTCCGCCATTAGTCCCTCCGAACAAATCCTCACGAGCGTACTTTCTCATTTGAGAAACGATTTTATCAGTGAGTTTGATTTTCTCTTCGTCAGTCATTGCAGCCCAATCAGGTCCTGCCATATAGTCTGTCAGAGACTGGTGGATATACTCCCCCGAGATCTTCTGGTACTCTTGGACAATCTCTGCAGGGACCTCAGAACTTCCGAAGACCTTTTTAAGATCACTCCTTACTACAGGAGTAACCAACGGCTTCCCGCCATTGACCTTAGTCAGACGGGCGATTTCCTGTACGATAGGATCAGGATCCTCTTTCGAAGAATCTCCGATAGTTAGTACGGATTTCTTTGATTTGACAGGACGGCCATAGACGTCGTATCTAATCGGAAGGTCTTCTCTAAAACCGGGAACACTCTTAAGAACCGCTCCCTCGACCTTAGTGCCGAGAGTTCCTGTACCCGTGGCGTCTCTCTGATACCCATCTACGAGTTCCGCACCGTGTCGGAGGCCAGAGGGGATCATAGACGAAGCCATGTTAGCGGCATAGTTCTCGCGGTTATTCTTGGCAAGACTCGACTTACCCATAGCCCCAAAAAGCTGCCCCAACTGAGACAGGAACGTATTCTGGTGTACGCTATTACCTGCCGCTGCTACAACATTAAAGACCTTATCGAGGGTGTCCGTCTTAGTGAAATCTTCCGAAGTCATTTCATCTCCGATTTCTGCAACGGCGTTAGCCAACGGAACAACCTGATCTAGGCCTCTCATAGAGTACCACGTATCTCCGAACTTAATCGAATTAGGCTGCCAACCTTCTGCCTGCTTCTGCATCCCGGCTCGGAAATTAGCGTCTTTAGTGCCCGAAAGTTCTTCATCCTTGTACTTCTGTAAAAGAAAACCTATCAGAAGGGCCCCAGTAGTCATACGACCAAGAACAAGATCACGACGAGCTCCACCTGCCTTCCAGTCCTCTTGGTTAACTCTATCGAGCATACCGAGAATAGGAGTCCTGCGGATAGACGCCCAAAACAGTCGGTCAGAGACACGGCTAAACGGAGCCACAAAGTGTAGGACCGTACGGAGAAATCTTTTACCGTAGTTGTTCCTACCGGGGTGGCTTTTGAGTCTTTCGAGACTCTGACCCATCCAAGACGGTTCATCGACCAACTGTAGAATAGCGGCCTCTATATCGGCAGAATACTTCATCTCTCCAACCGGGTTAGCGATAAGGTCTGCTACTCGATCCCAATAGGCTTGCCCTGTATTACCCTCAGAGAGGGCCCTTCTATGAGCCAGACCGTTAATTGCGGCCTGTTCAATCATCGAACGAGAGAACGAGTCCGAAGCGGCAAGAGCGCGGCTAGGGACTTCCAAGGCGATACCTGTAGGACCTACTTTATTAGAGAAGAGGTTACTACCGATTTCTACCTTACTGACCTGATGAGTCGGGCGACCTGCCGCAAAGCTCTTAGCGGCTTCTGCGTAAGTCCCGCCATTAGTCAAAGCTTGGATAAGGCCTATCTGCCTCGCAAGGACTTCCCTAGCGCTGATACGATCCTTGCTACCGAACGGTCTCTTCATCTGACCAATAACACTGGCAAAGCCACGATCGACAAGATCAGTGAAGATGCTGCCCGTATTACCGATGAAGTTCACGGCATGAGTCCCCAGGTTATACAGCATCATGTTGTACCTGTACGAAATCAGGTAGTCTTCCCAATAAGGGGAGAACATGTCCTTGGCAATTCTAGCCTGAGCAGAAGGATTGTCTTTCATCTCTGAAAGTTTCTTAGCGGTCTCTTCGAGGATCTTTCGATCTCCGAGATGTTCGAGACCGACCTTCTTACCCATCATGCGAAGTGTTTCAATAGTGACTTCGTTCGGGCCTACACTTTCACGCATCGAGCGAAGAGCTCTACCGGCTTCTGATACAGCCTTAGATAAGGAAGCCTGAAGATCACTATGGACGGCCATATACCTAGCAAACAGAGCGAGATTGATATCAGAGTTATCACCCCGACCGATCTCGTCAGCGACCTTCATTGTACGCTCTGCCGAACGGGCGAGAACCTCCCTCATTGCGAGAAGACGGGCGCCGCCGTTATCGGCAGTCCAGTTCTTCACATCTTTGAAAGACATACCCATCTCATTAGAGGCATCTCTCATCTCATCGATGGAAACTCTCGTCCTAGGGATATTCTTGGAGATATGCCGTACAACGGCCTTACCCCCTTCCGAGATATCGAAGTTATCGAGGTTGATATTCCCTGCGAGATCCTTAGCCTTTTGTGAGGCTTCCTCGGCTTTCTCAGCTTTGGTAGGACGCTTCTTGCGCATGTACTTGTTGATGATCTTAGCTTCGTTCTCATCAAAGATCACGAAGTTATAGGTCTTCTCTCCATTTTTGTTTCGAGAGAAACCGTCTTCATACTTATTTCCGATAATTCCGGCGTCTCGAAGAGCCAAAGAAGCGGCCTTCGGAGATCCTTCCCTACGGACCATTTCGTTGTAGATTTGATCCCCGGTAAGAAGAGGTTTTGTTCCGTAAACTTCAAGAGCTAGTTTATCGGCCTTCTGTCCCGCTGATCTCCAAACACTTTCTAACTCCGAGAGTTTAGTTTGCTCTGTTTCGGTCAGAAAGTTGTGTCGATTAATTCCTGTTATGCCGGAGTACTTTTCTGTAAGGGTATCCCAGAAAGCGTCTACATCTTCCTTCGCATTATGTTTCAGCCACGTAGCTTTATTGAGTTCTTGCTCTGAGATTCTCCAACCATCGTCCTTGATTCTAAAACCAAGCTTCTCAAGACTCTTCTGGACCTGAGGAGTTTGCTCATCTGCCCAATCATAGAGTTTAAGAGTTTTTGCCTCTTGTTCAGGATGGAGATGCACTTCATACGTTTTTGCAGACGTTTTATGATCAATTCTACCAAGGTCTTCAGGACGATTAGCTAACTCTCTGAAGAGCATCGCCTGATCTTCGTAAACATTTCCGAGATGTCTTAAATCATCACCTTGGTAAAAAGGATCTTTGATTTTTTCCTTTCTTAAAGCTTCCCTATAATACTCGCTCATTTGCAGCGAGGACTTTTCTTGACTCCTTAAGAGATCGACTAAAGTCCACTCTTCAGGATAATCCCATCTCACGTCAAAGAAGTGATTGATATTTCCTTCGACTTCCGTCAAGACTTCATCGAGCATAGCGGAGGGGTACGACCAGTCTCTAGATAAAACTGCTTCGGCCCATTTGGCAAAAGGTTTGGTATCTACGTGAAGAGTGTCACCAGGCTTTAGGTTACTTTCGGAAAATTGCTTACGGTAGTAATCACCCGTACGCTCACCTAGGTAAGTTCCCCAACCATAAACCTGAGCGCCTTCCCCGGTACCCATAAACGAGTGATCGAACTTACCATGGGGATTCTCTTCGTCGGTATTCTTAAAATCGTGGGGAGAGACATGCTCCAACTTACGGATATACCGGTTGCCGTCGGCAGAGACCTGCGCGTTACGACCGCCGTTAATGACCTTACTATGAGCCATGGCGAGGATCGTCTTGATCTCACGATCAGAATAGGCGAGATTCTTCATCCCTGCCTTACGGGCAAAAGCCTTGACGATGTTCTTGATACGGTCCCATGCAGTAGCGTCAAACGGACCAGTCTCAGAACGCTCAGCAAGGACTTCTTCAGTAGCACGGAGACGAGGATCGACACCCTCAGGGGTTTGACCCCCCTCAAGGAACCACGCATCTGCGGCTTCCCTTAGATCAGGATTCGTCTTATACGCCCGCTCTAAGAAGGTGTCTAAAGTCTTACCGAACTGAAGCGACAGACCGTAGTGACCCAAAGCTTCGTGGTACGTCAGTGCGGTGACGTCTTCAGGCCCTTCAAGGTGATCCGAGATGGCGTGGACAGTCCCGTCGGCATCCACAAAAGCCTTGACGTCCTCTGGGCGCCCGTCAGTATCCCGAAGTATCTGTAACTGCTGCACTTCAGGAAGTTCGTCAAACTTGTCGACGATATTAAACTTAGGAGGGTTCTTCCATCCAGAAGTCAACTCGGCAATCTTCTGGTCTACATACGCTTTCGTACGGTAGTCAGGCCGGTTGTCCTTCTCACCAGTCTTACCGGCTTGTGCCAGAGCGATACGCTGCTCAAGTTCAGGAGTCGTCAAGACATTGACGGCCTGAGTCTGAGTCGGATCTGTGTAGTTTACAAGTTCTTCGGGAGTGCCAAGCTCTTGAGAAGCCTTCTGGAACTCTTCATCGAACATTTTCTCAAGATCTGGATCGACAGGCTTCTGAGAAAGGTCCTCTCCACGAGGTACCCCTTGTGGCTCTACCGGCTCAAGACGGTCTAGACGAGGGGCGTTCTTCCTAGCTTCATTAAGAGCCTTACGATCTGGTTCGACATCGCCCCAGTAATGGACCTGACCGTTATCGAAGATCTTTCCATCAGAGATGATATCCCCTTCGGCGTTACTTACTCGAAACTCTTGGTAGGCCTTGCCGTCCCAGTGGGTATACCTCTCAGGAAGAATAGTAATAGTACTTCCGTCGTTGGTCTTGATTTCCGGACGGTCATCCGTAACACTACCCGACAAGCCATCTTCAGCGATGCCTCCGAATCTATTAGCGACCTTAGCGGCGGCTTCACCTAAACCCTGGAAGGCCGTACCAGTGAGGGCAGCCATAACACCCCTCGTCGGAGAGAACTCATCCTGTACACCAGCCGCGACGTCAGCACCCTGATAGACGGCATCCGTACCTGCGTTAATAACTGGGGCAGACATAATCCTACCCCCTGCCGTACGGCCTATAGACCCAGGAAGGAAATACTCTGGTCCGGCAGAACCAAGCATACCGGCGGGGAAACCCCCGATATCTCCGGCAATGGTCTCATCCACGTAAGAGTTAGCGATACTCGCATCTAACTCTTCACGCAGGAGTTTCTGCGCTTCTGCGATGTCTTCCCGGCTAAGCTCGGGATTCAGAAGAGCCTGGGCCTCTCTTGCAACGAGACCGGGGAAACCCTCCTGAGCAGCCCTCTTGTACTGATCGGACAGATACTTCAGTTCCGTCTCGTACGGAGCCGCCTTCTTACCTTCTACTACAATGTCCTCACCCTGGACTTCGTTTGGATCTCTTTCCGGAGAGACCCAGTTCATAGGAGTCTTCCTACCGTCTTTGGTCTGGTTGTAGTAAAATCTAAGAGCGACTAAATTGCCGGGAGCCTTAGTAAAGCCTGGGTATCTCCCATCGATTTCAGAGACGAGATCATCAAATTTACTAGTCTTGGCGTTCTTAGCGATAAAGGTAGAAATCCAACCCTTTTGCTCGGCCTCCCTACCAGTGAGCCCCGTCTCCCCGGAGAGAGTTCCAGAGCCTTCCTGATTGATATCTACCGAGACATTTTGATCGATTTTCTTAGGAGAGGTCGGAGGAGTATCTGAAACTTCAAACGGTTTGCTAGGATCAAACTGGGCGCCCGAAGTCGCCTCGGGACCCTTACCTAGAACGACATGCCAATGTCCTCCGGTAGCCCAAGGCGACGGGTTCTTATACTCGTCGATTGCTTCAAGGATATTATACCCTGCGTCCTTGTACCCCTTGATGTAATCATCAAAAGTCATACCAGGAATCGCTGCGACATCAATGGCTCCCGGAGTCCTGTGAAGACTGGAGGGATTCTTAATAGTCAAGGGGTGGTTCGGCGGTCTATAAGTAGAGCCGATGTTTACTCCGGGGTAAAGAGTCTTAGCTACAGATTCAACGTCCTCCACAGGAGGTACGTCGAAAGCCTTGAACTCTGCATTCGGATTGAAAGAGGGAGCCTTGTCAGAGACCGTTGCAGCCGGGCGGGCCGGTGCCGGAGTCTTCTCAATGGGACCGTCCAAAATATCGAACGGCTGATTAGGATCGAAGGGCATTTATTTCCTTAATTATTTGAAGGGAACGTAAGTCTTACCATCCCAGCGATAGGTGGTACCGTTTTGGTTTACGTACTTACCGTGGGGTCCGTTGTCTCCGCCTATTTTAGCAGGAGTACCACCCGGAGGAGTTATACCACGTGGTCTAGGAATACCTCCGGCCTTTCCGGAAGGTCGGTTATTGATGGCGTTATTCCGCTGTTCTTGTTCACCAATACGGGCGGCATTCATACGGGCGTTAGAAGTCAATTTAGCGGCGTCCATTCGCATACCAGCAGCCTTCATACGAGCGTCAGTGACCATCTTACGTTCGTCGAGATTTAAACGATCTCTACGATTCTGGTCGAGACTCTCAAGGCTTCTTGCCTTATAGTCGGCATCGACCTGATCTTTAGGGGCCATACTACCCATAGACCAGTCTGAGACGGCACCTTGATCATATGCATCAGGAAGACCTTCCAAAACCCCCTCTAACCCAAGGGCCTTAGCGCGTTCCCTCATATTTGTAAGCATCGGGCCGTAGGTCTTGTCGTTAGAGCGTAAAAGCAATCCAGCTACTCGCTCTTTGAAAGTACCTTCTTGGTCGAACTGTTGCCGCTGGCCAAGCCGTCTCTCCTCGGCTTCTTTAGCCCTGCTTTGAGCCAATTGCTGAGAATAGTCTTGCCCTAACGCTCTGTCGTATTTACTGACATTAGCAATTGCGGTGTCAGGGTCTTGAGAGAACCCTCCCATAGCCTCGGCGATCTTCTCGTTACGACGAGCTTCGCTATAGATTGGTTTATTCCCACTTTGAATTAGGAATGCATCGCCGAGAGTACCTATAATATCCCGGAGGTTTCCGCGTACACCGAAACGTCCCGTTGGTTCATTAGGGTCACGTACATTTACCCTCGGGGCAGGAACAGCTCCTGCTGGAACTCCCTCCGGCATAGAAGGGTTACGATAGTTATCTCCATACGCACTGAAAAGTTCTTCTAAGAAACTCATTAACCTGCTCCAATCCCCCCAAAGAGCCCGCCGAGAAGACCCGCAATACCAGGCTTCGATCTACTCTTCGACTCGCTGACCTGACCGCTATTAGCGAGAACACCCGCAGCCCCTAAACCGAGTTGCCCCATTCCGTTAAGTCTCTGCAGGTAGCTATCTAGATACTGATCCGACAGCTTCTGTCCGAAGGAGACAAGACCCTTACCGGTCGATCCGGATCTAAGAAGACCTCGGGCAGCCCCGTTAGCAAGAACTCCTTGGGACCCCTGCTGTGCGGCGAAGTTATATCCAGCCGCATCTTTGTATCTGTTAAAACCAGAAGAATTTCCGCCAAGCAAGTCCTTGATTGCGTTATAACTCTCCCCTACGGCGCCTGTGGTACCGCCGAGAGAGTTAGTGAGCATTTGGTTGTTGACGTTATACGACTTACTGGATTCTTTTTTCCCGCCGAATATACCGCTCATCGCGACTCCTTTGTCATAATAAAGATTTCACAAGGCCCGATAACCGTTTTGATTATTCCGTGGCCTTTGAAACCTACTCTACGCGATAACCATCTCGCGCCAACTTTTTCGATAGGAGTCAATCCAACGATGACTTCTACTGGATATTCTGAGAACGTCTTGTTCAGTGCCTCGACCATTAAGGCTACGGCGGTCTTGCCCCTCGCTTTGTAGAAGACGTGACCAGTATACACACCCGGCTTTACGTACTCCAAGAGATTGGTATTTCCAAGACCATCGGTAAGAATAATGTTCCTATCGTCAGCCGACCACTCTTCGGGGTTAAGCCCTTCGATTTCTCCGGTATACATCGAAGCAGCTTCTCTCACCACCTCTGGGTCCCTTGTTCTAAACATCATACAGGTAAGACCACCACCCCGAAACCGTAAGATCTGGGACTAGCGGCATAAGTAGCGACGACGTTCGCAGCCCCCTTGCTGATCGAGTTATTGGTGAACGGTGTGATCTGCCTAGGGGAAGCATTAGAGGAAGTGCCAGTTACCGTGGTCCCTGCGGTGGCCCCGCTGATGCTGGTAGGGGCGGTATTAGCTGATACGGTAGCGACAGCTCCAACGAGCAGACAGTTGTCTCTTGGGATGCCCATGTTGAGCGTCGTCGTAGTCAGGCCGGTCTGCTCCTGAATGGCGTTCCAAGGAAGAGACATCACCCCAGAAGAATCCTGGATTTCAAAGATAGTCATGCAGCAGCCCGAGACATTCCCGTACACAGAGATGCTAGCGGTATCCGCCGACGTGGCTATCTTCGTTCCGATGAAGTTACCGTCAGTACTCGAACCATTGCGGTTGTTCATAATGGTCCAGCCTGCGCTGACTCCCGTGGCTGACGTGGCTGAGATGTTGTCCCAGTGAGTGCCGACGCAGACTAGGAGATTTCCGGGCGTAGGCGCTACAGAAAAGGTCACACCACCAGAGTTACCAGCCGACGAGGCGGACTGCACAATCGAGGGTCGAATACCCCCACCCCCAGATCCGGAGGCATCAGGCTCCCACGCCGGGTCTAGGCCAGCCCCTTTGGTTTGCAGGACGTACCCAGACGTACCAGGAGATAGTGCCTGCCAAGCCGAAGCCCCCCTATAAAGTACACTACCGTGAGTGGTAGATAAGGTGTTAAGTGCGTCGTTAATACTGACGTTAAGAGTGACGTTCCCAGAGAGGGCTCCGCCACCCGTAAGACCGGTTCCCGCGATTACTTGGGTGGTCTTGTCGACTTTATTCTGAAGTAACTCGATAGCATTGAGGAGTTCGGCTTCTATGTCCGTTAAAGCACCTCCTCGACTCCGGAGGTACTGTAAGAAGTACCTACTAGGAGTACCGTCAGGATTGGTAATGGCCTCACGAGCTTGAAGTTCTTGTAGTTTAAGAGCCATCTTCTACCTCTAGTCCGTCGATACGGCGCAACGCACCGATGTCAACGACTTTGAAAAGTCTACCGGGATAACGGATACTTCCAAGAGACCGCCAATTCAGACGGGTGTAATATTCGTCATAAGGGATAGTGATATTCCCTAGGTCGGTGTATGATCTTCCTACGTCGTCAGACATAGACAAAGTGACCGTTCTCGAGGGAATATCTTCCTCAGCCTGTGTACCGATGCTGCCTAGGACAGTGGCTCCGAAGCATCTTTGAGCGTCATAGCCCTTAGCGAGCACTTGCCCGATAGCTACTCTTTCAAACTCCCTTTGGACTTCAGAACCCAGTAAAGGATCATCATCGAAATCTTCATCGGGATCTAGAAAATACAGCGAACCATTTCCGTCGTCTCCCACGATAATATTACTACCGTACGTTCCTGCAAGGCCGTCAGCTCCGAGCCAGTTCTGCCCATTAAAAGCCCGCCACAAAGGACCATAACCTGAGCCGAAAGTCGACCACTGCCCGGTAGAGACGTCGAATACTATAGTCTCTTCAGACCCAAGACGTAAGACATAAAAGTCATGCCCGTCGAGAGTATACGTCCAAGCTCTAACCCTAGGATCCTCAGTTCTTCCGAGACAAGCCGCTAAGACATACGTCTGAGAGTTCGTAATCGTATTAGAAGAAGCCGCAGCCGCTAGTTTATAGAGTTGCGATACACTTACGGCTTCTGCTGGCCAAATTGCTGCAGCGAGGACGTAAGCCTGTGTAGCTAGGAGGGAACCCCCGTTATACTCTCCGGTCCCCAGTGTAAAGACTTGAGAGACGTCAGTGGTGGTTGCAGCCATTTCTTATCCTTAGATAGTTCGATTAACCTTGATCGTAGCAGAATTAACCGCAATAGGATTCCAGAGCGTTCCAGTATCCGGATCAAGTTCTGAGATATCCCACCAATACTTGAATGCAGTGGTAATACTATGGTCAGCGCCAAGGTCTTCATCTCCGTTCGACAACAGAGAGATTTGAAGCCGCGCTTCACCCCCGTCAGACTTCTTCGACCTAGCGACAGTCTGCAAGGCTCGGACAGCCACGATGTCCGCTGGAAGATTCTCCAAGGTCATAATAGAAGCGCTAGGAGGGGCATCACCAGCGTAGATATAAGACGCATCGTCCGGCGTCGTTTCATTCAGTAGACCAAAATCTGTACTACCGCTTGAACGGCTCCACCCGGAAGAGACATCACCATCGACCCTTAGCAGGAAGATTCCGACCGGACCGGCAAACGAATTGTTATTCGAGCCCGAGTCGTCCCATACAAGGAAATCCTTCATATAATTCTGAGCAGAATCATTCGTAAAGAGATTCTGTCTACTGGTAAAGCCTAAAGAGTATACGTCTTCTAGATGAGTCAGGCCAGTGCCCGAGAGAACTGTGACACCTTCGATTCTAGCTTCGTAAGTCCCAGTCGCAAGATCGACACGGAACTCGAAATGGAACCAGCTCTTAGGCATAATAACCGGATTACCAGTAGTTGCGATTAATGTCGCACCACTCTTAGTATCGTACAGGGATAGGGCTCCATTAGTCTCGATAATCCAATCGTAAATCTTCTCATTATAAAAATCACGATAGGCCAAGATGCTGGATCGGTACCCGGATCCGACAGGCAGGTTGTTCATAAAGTACCTAAAACCCACGCCCACTACATCAGTGTGGGAAGGCAGGGATAGGCGAGTATCAGTGGTATTCGAGTTACTATTGCTACTAGAGAGTCGGAGTACGCGACCCGAAGCAGTTGGATCTGGGTCAGTCGCCAAAGACCCGGTGATGACCGACCAAGGCAGGCCGTCGAGCATATTAGTAATCGACGTTCCATAGCACTGGAAGTTGTCCATGAATTGAATAGACATTTCGTTCCTTAAGTTAGGAGAGCGGCCTTTTGAATCGCTCTGCGGATCTTTTCTTCAACCTCTGGGGTGGAGATTCGTTGAGCCCCTCCAGAGATAACCCAAGCACCACCGTCTTCGTCGATAGTGATTAATTTGTCTTTCACCTGTACGGCTGTACCCGCCCATGCACCACGGTCATACAAGATTCCTTTGAACCTTTCGACAGGAGTAGTGAGGTCGCCGGTAGTAATCCAAGGTTCTGTAGTATTCTGACCCATGAGCCAGAACATTTCTCCGAAGACAATAACCTGATTAATCCCGTCCGGGGATCGTTCGGCAGTAGCAAAATCAGTAGGGTCGATCTTCGCCTCACCTGGGTTAATCCAGAAAAACCTGCCATTAATAGACTCAGTCTGTACGGGCACCACAATGACATAACTGTTAATCTGAGCTACGGAGATAGCACCTGAATCATCAGGAACCATGACCTGCCTGATCTGGTCTAACCCGCCGCCAGCAGTCGTGGCCGCAGTCCAAGTAGCATTGGCAGATGTCTCAGTAAGACTCTTACCGTTTCCACCGATACCATAGTCAATAGCGTAGACGTATAAGTCAGTAGAGGAAACACTTCCGGCGTACATCGTGGGATGAACGACAGTAGTCGTGGAGTAATCCACACCTTCGTTGCCGGTTAGATTGATGGCGTTGTAGAGGTTAGTCATGGCTTCGCCATTACTTGAGCCTTTAGCTACTAAGTATGGGGTCCCTGACGTGCCGTTAGGAGTACCAGTATCGACAGAACCAGCCGTCCACTTATAATACACCGTATCAATTTGTACTGTGTCATTATCAGCGATAGCTCCTGTGACATCTAAATGACCCATGGCCTGCCCATCTTCAGTGTATACCCACAGGACTCCGCCTTCGGCGATATATAGGAAGGCCGGGGTAGTTCCAATAGGAGCCACGGCACACATCGAGACATCGCCCGTAATAGTCGTAGAGATTGTCCCGATCAGAGTAAAGACGCCGTCAGTACCCCCTCGATAGAGGTCTGTGCCGGATACTACAAAAAGATCGTCAGCAAACACACCAGGGGCAGAAAATACTTTTCTGATGTGTCCGGTTCCAACTTCAGCAAACTTCTTAAGACGAGGCCGCGAGATAAGACTAACATCTGTGTCATTTAACCTAGGGTTCTTTTCTGCATATCTATTTTTTAGAGTGATAACCGGTTCGGCAGCTACTTGTCGAGCCGCAAGGCTAGGGAAGAAAGTTACAGACATTACCATTTGGGAAGGCCTCTTTCAAAGGCAGTAGTCGTTCCGCTGAAACCGTAAAGCTTTCTACTGGGTAAACGAGTCAAAGCGTGTTCCGAAGGAACTTCTTGAGACTGTTTGTACTTGGCCCGGAATTTCTTTTCAAGCCTCTGAAGAGTAGCTCCCGTGGCTTCACTGAGAGAAACTCCTTGTCGGGGGGCGATCCTAAGACTTAACTGCCCAATGAGCAGATCGTCGAACTCTTCTGGAAAAGGGCTCTCATCCGAGAGTTCGAGGTCCGAGAGACGAACCCACGTCCCAAGGTCATTACGATAAAACCACTGACGGGATAGGCCATTGACGCTAACGGTTATATTTGTAGAATTCTCGATGAGGCGACCATTTCCATAGATCGTCAGAGAGTTCGTGGCGAAGTTCCCGCTTGCGTCAACGACATGAAGTCGACTCCCGTCTTGCGGAGAGGGATCGAGTCGAACGGTAACAGGAGTTTCTAAGTTACATTGAAGAAGAGTATTCTTCGGTACGTAATAGTCCAGCATGTCATCCATATAAAAAGGGACATTGCTCGGAGTTTGGGTATTTCCCTTCCCAAGAGGGATCGTGTCCAGAGGGTCGCCCATTTCATTTCCGAAAAGAGACTTAACCACTCTGTTCAGGAGACGGAGAGCTTCGGTCTGTTCGGGACTCGTCGGAGACGAATTAACGGCGATGAGATTGCTTTCGCGGTATGCGTCAGTGATGAGTTGCGATACAGTAGTCATGTCTTCTCCAGATAGGAGAGGGGGATCCGAAGACCCCCCTCGAGTAGATTAGCCGACGCCGTTGAGACGGACAATGCGCCTACGTTCTCGTACGTTAGCAGTCAATGCCACGTCAAATCGAACACTGTGCGCACCAGTCGCAAAGTCGCTGTGCTGCCACATACGGACCGACAGAGGAACCTTACTGAGGTTCATACGGCTAGCAGTGCCAGTGGCAGGCAGAATAAGCGAAGCGGTATCAACCACAACGGCATTCTTCTGGATGATCGCACGCGGACGATAAGTCGTCGAAGCGGTACCGACGAA